CGACAAGGTGATCGTCCCGATCATCACCGATGGCGGCGAAAACGCCAGCAAGGAGTTTTCCCGCGAACGCATCAAGGAAATGATCCAGCATGCGGAAAAACACAACTGGGTCTTCATCTTCTTGGCAGCGAATCAGGACGCTTTCGCGTCGGGCGGATCGATTGGCATCCGAAGTGCGATGACGCAGACCTACGACGCTACCGGTGCCGGTACGCGTGCGGCATACGAGTATGCATCCATTTTGGTGGGGAATTTGCGCACCGACCCCAATCTCAACCAAAACCTGTTGTATCAGTCCGCCAAGCCCAAATAGTCGATATCAAACAGTAATAATTCATTGACAAGTTGCCGGAAATTACTTATTTTTGAACCCGTCATTAATTTGACACGCATCATAGGGAGTTTTCATGTTGCAAACTAGCGCTGGAAGTGCAAAAGGGCACCAAATCCGTTGGTCGAATGACGAGTTTGACGCAATCGCACGTGAACTTGTCAAACGCTACCCAATGCGTAATTTCTTCGCCAATGGCTTGAAGGTGACGAATGCGCAAGAAGTGGAAGACGCCGCAGATGCCGTGATCCGGCAAGAGCGGCAGCATTCGATTTCGGAAATGTTTCAGGTGGAAGTGTTCTTGAAAGATGCCTTTGAGCGCATTGCGCACAATCCTTCTTCACATCGCCAAGGTATATCGTTTATGAGCACGCCTCTTAAGTCCCCGATCAAGTGGTCCCCGGAAGAATGGGAATTGGTCGCGCTTGAAATGCATCGCATGCTGCCCAATGCGTTCGCGGACAATCTGCAATTCATCAATATGAAGCAGATTCACCAATCGGTAGAGGTATTGCCGCCGCACCGCCGTCGCGCGTTCGCGGCGAAGGAGCAATACACCAAGGGTATTCTTGCCGCATGGCAGATGATCCCGGAGGGGCAGCGCAATCCGGCCAAGGCGGAAACCCAAGTTGTCGACTTTGCGTCGGGACCGATTGTCGAGCCAGCGCCACGAAGCAGCGACAGTCAAAGCGCGATGGCAAGCGCCATGCATGAGGCTTTCCAGCGGCCTCAGGAAAAGAAGAAACAGAAGACGAAGGTGTTTTGGACCAGCACCGAATTCATGCAATTGGCGCGGGAAATGTATCGGCAAAACCCGTTCGGCAATTTCTTGAAAACGCACGTGATCGACTTGGATGCCGTCCGTGGCGCTCAACGGGCGTTGCTGGAAAATGGAACCTTCCCGCCCCACCGTCGCCGGGACATTAATTCGGTAATTAATGTCCGCGATTCCCTACTGGACGCCTTCAAGCGGCTGAGCCTTGAACTCGAAGAAGAGGCGCAGAAGATGCAGGCCGAAGTGTCCGAAGCCATGGACGAAGCTGAGGCCAGTCTACCGAACACTCCTGAAATCGACCCCACCCCAGAAGTGGAGCCGCAACCCCAAGTGCGGGAGCCGCAACAGGTGGCCCCGGCTCAGGGTCAATTGTTCGTCGCAAAGCTGGCGAGCGCAACCGCGCCGTTGGTGAATTTTTTGGTCAAGGAGTTGGTGGCCGCGATGCTGCCCGATTTGGTTTCGGCCATGTCGCCAGCCATAGCGCAGGCAATCCAAGACGGGATCGCAAATCATGTCCGGCAAATTGCGCCCCCTGTCCAGGCCAAAGAAGACCCGAAACCTCCGGTGGCACAAATATCGGATGAACCAGAAATCAACACGCAGCCGAAGCCCGACGCGGTGCAACCCATATTGCAGCCGGTCAAGAAACCGAAAATCGTGGTGATGGGGCCGATCCCGCGTCAGCAAAACGACCTGATCGAGACCTTTCCTGAATACCGCTTTGCGTTCATCGAACACAATCACGGCATCAAGGAAAATGGACCCACCTGCGAACTGTTCATCGTCAACACCAGCAGCATGAGCAGGATGAACAAAACGGCGGTGAAAAAATACGTGCCGGAACCGGTCTTGAAATACGCCCATGGTGGCAATACTGGGATCAAGCGCGTCATATGGGCGCATAAGGCCAGCAAACAGTAACCATGGGCCGTGAATTGTGCCTGTACATGGTCTACCGCAGCCCCGACGATTATCCGGGCATGTACATTGCCCGGAAATTTTTGATCAATGAAATGTTGGTGGCAACGTCGGATGTGTATTACGGGCTAACTTTGCAATCGGTGCGCGATCAACTCCCAAAGGGGTTGATCCGCTTGCCGCGCTCACCCGACGATGCGATAACCGTTGTTGAACTTTGGATGCAAGAATATGACCTTTCCATTTGACGCCGTGTATGATTTTTTTGCGCACCCCATCATCGAATCATACAGCGGCAAGGGATTGATACGTCCGTCTGTAATTTGTGCGTTTGTTCATGAGGCGATGGTTGTCCATACGGAATTCATGCCTGAAAGGTTGATGGACTTTTATTTTGGCACTGAAACCGGAAAGGATGCGCTTGCCAGGATGCAGAAAGCAACGCTTTCCGTGTTGCCAAAAGGTAGGTCTTGCATCGTTGTTATTGCAGAAACGTATGTCAGAAAATTGGAGGACGGAGAAGCGTACGATAGCCAACCGCTCAAGGACGATCCGAAAGCACATGAGGCTGTGGTAATCACGATCCGAACTCATGACAAGTTACGATTTGGGCAAATGCCGATTTTGGCGGATCGGCGCATTGAATATCAACCGTTGATCCCGGAAGCTTTCGCAGTAATGGAAGGAAGCGAGATTCCCGAATGGTTTGGTGAAACGAGGCACTGATATGGATGATATGCCAGACGAAGCGACGACGGCTCGCGCACAGGCCCGCGCCGACAAGATCAGTCGACGGACGAATTGGGATGCAGTGAAGACATTCGGGAATCTGGCGATAAAAACACGGGAACCAAAAATCAAGGTCTGGTATTTGCACAAGATCGGGGACGAGATTGTAAGGGCCGCAAAAGGCTTTACAGCCTGCGACAAGGGTTGCTCCCACTGTTGCCATCAACCGGTCATGATGTCGCTGTCTGAGGCCCGCTATATCGGCGCAATGACCGGAAAGACGGTAACGACCCCCGCCGAATTCACGTTGGAACCCGCGAAGCAATATTCCGGGGTTGCTTGCCCATTTTTGGTACAGGGGCAATGTTCAATCTACGAACACCGTCCCTATACTTGTCGCTTACATTTCAGCCTAGAAGACAACGAAGACCCTTGCAAAATCGACGGAAGGGTCGGCAAGGTGCTATATCTGAATCAGAAGGAATATCATGAACTTCAGGTGCTGGCATTTCAAGAACTGGTCTTGGAAATGCAGGATATCCGGGCCTTCTTTCCTGACTTACCAAAAACTTTAGGTGATAATAGCGGTGCGTCAGACCAACCCAGCAACGACAGCGATAGCAACGTACAGAATGGCAACTGATATTTTCCTGCTACAAAAACCCGCAAACCCTTATTCCACGCCATCATTGACTTATTTTCAAATTGGTTTTACAATGATTTCCAAGGTGTTGTAAGATATTGATTCTCATAGAAATGTCCTTATGAATCAGTAACTTGTTTCACTTTCGCATTTACCGGGATTTACTTTGTTTTACTTAGCGGGCCAATAAACCTGCTACAAAAACTGCTACCGGGTTGCGCTTTTTTAACATCAAAAAGGGGAATCAAATGGCAAGCATAACCGAAATCAAGGGCAAATTCCGCGCCCAAATCCGCCGCGCTGGTCATCCGTCCGTTGCCAGCACATTCGACAGCCGCGCTGAAGCCGAAAAGTGGGTCACCCTGCAAGAGGCCGAAATCATCAAGGGCAACAAGATCGGCAAGCAAGGCAAGTCCGGCATCAAATTCACTGACGCCATCGACAAGTACATCGAAGTCAAGGGCGACCTGAGCAAAACCTACATTACCATGTTGCGCAAAATTCAGCGTGTCATGGGCCACTTGATGGTGGACAAAATGACGGATGAGGATATCGTCAAGTACATCCGCGAAAAAAGCAGCGGCCCAGTGACCAACAAGATGCACCTTGGCGTGATCGGCCAAGTTCTGCAAATGTGCCGCCACGGCTGGAAGTACCACGTTCAGCATGACATCATGAAAATTGCCTACACGCAATTGAAAATGCTCAAGCTGGTCGGCAGTTCCCCGGCGCGGGATCGCCGCCCGACGAACGAAGAAATCGCCATGCTGTGTGCCCATCCGTGGCCGTCAAAAATCCCCATGGCCGAAATCATCATGTTCGCCATCCACAGCGCCATGCGGCAATCCGAAATCACGCGCATCCGCTGGGCAGACTTCGATGAAATCGACATGACAACCCGGATCACCGACCGGAAAGACCCCCGCGCCAAGAAGGGCAATAATTGCACCGTGCCCTTGTTGGCCGAAGCCATCGAGATTATCAAGCGTCAACCGCGTACCGGATCGCAATTTGTTTTCCCATACAGCGCACATACGATATCATGCCTTTTCAGCGCCGAAGTGCCGAAAATGGGCATCGAAAACCTGCATTTCCACGACTTGCGCCATGAAGGGGCTAGTCGGTTGTTCGAAATGGGGTATCAAATCCCCCAGGTCGCGCTATTCACCGGGCACAAGACGTGGAGCCAATTGGCGCGTTATACCCAGTTGAAGGCCAAAGACTTGCGCAGGCCGGGAGCGCCAAAGGGCGAATTGCGGGCTGTCCCCGATCCGGCCAAGGTCGGGACAAGCACGGAAATCGATGAAGCGGAATACAAGGAATTTTTGCAGTTCAAGGCCATGAAAAAGCTGATGGAGCAACAGCAAGCGGCGTAATGTCGGGATCGGCAGACGCGGGCGGCATCGAAGAGGTGCCGCCCTTTTGCATATTTAAAAGGGGGATAAATTGGGGCATGATCTTGAAGTGGTCGATCACGAAATCGATGTATGGCATCTGTTTTTTGACGGGGTTGATTTCTATCTTGATGTCAGGACCGGCTTGAACGGGGGGTTCTGGCTGCTGATCAAAATCAACGAGGAGGAAAGGGAGTTTTATGAGGCAAAGGGCAAGGCATACTTGAAATCGCTGGCGGAAGACATCACGCGCAACCCTTATCCATATTTCGGGCACAACGCGCCAATTGAAATGCAAAAAATCGTGCATGCGACGTGGCAAAGATGGAGGCAGGGTCCGAATCGCCCGTGCATTATCAACGACAGGGCATGGGTGGCAAGATGATCTTACTTTATATCTTGGAAGACAAAAAGGCGGTCGCTTGTGACGACGCGATCCCATGGGCTATATGGATGGAGTCCCATAGAGACGAAAGGCGAGTGGCCGAAACCATGGTCGGCGAAACAAAAATTTCGACTGTCTTTTTGGGGGTTGATATGTCCCCTTTTGTGATTGGACGCCCGCATTTATTTGAAACCATGACTTTTGGCGGAGGGGAATGGAATTTGCGCGTTCAGATGCGATATTCGACGTGGGAAGAAGCCGAGGCAGGGCATGAAGAAATCGTCAGGCAAGTAAAAGCCGATAAGGGGGAATGATGAAAACCCGATACTTCGGCCCGGATCAGTTTCGCAAGGATCACGAAATTCAAGTCACAGCACCGGTCGGGCAAAAATGCTTGTGGTGCGATGAGGAAATTCAGCCGCTGGATGTTGGCACGATAGATCATGCAGATCAAATCCTGCATTATGAATGCTCAATGAGGATGATATTGGGATCGGTAGGGCATATACGCAAGAGGTGTTCATGCTACGGCGGCACGGAAGAAGACCCGGCAGGCATGACAAGAAGGCAGGCGGCAAAGGAGTCCGTCCGAGAGTGGGAGCGGGGAGCAGCTAAAGCCGTGTTTGGTGGAAGTTTTGATGACACCCAAATTCAAGTCGGGAGAATGCGGGTACGAAAAGGGGAAGAAAAATGATGCCGCAATGGGTTTATTGGTTGTGTGACTTGACGATGCTGGCCGCGCTCTGTTCGGTATTCTTGAGCAATAGAAAAATGAGGGCGGTTTACAAAGAAGCTGATGCCGTTTTGGAGCGAGCCATCATCACCAATCGCAAAGCAATGGCGAATGCCGCCATCATAAACGGCGTCCTTGAAAAAATACGGAAAGGGCAATCGACGGAGGAAATTCTAGCCATCATCGCTTCCGAAATCGCAATTCAAGAAGTCATGTATGGAGACCCACCAGAATAAGCGAAATAAAGGCCCATACGGGCCTTTTTTCTTATGCGGGGGTGGCAGGTGCCGGACTTGGCGTTGTGGTCGTGAAGGACTTGAAGATGCCCTCTGCGGCGGTGAAAACAGCTTCGATGGTCGGCCAGATCGCTTCAACGTCGGATTCGATGCCGCCCGCCGCAGTCACGGTGGCATTCAGGCCCGCTTTGGCGCTATTCAACACGGCAGCGACTTCCGTACCGGCAGGGGCAACAGCAGCGACAGCGGAAACGAGTGTCGCAGCGGGGGTCAGGAGGCCGACGAAGTTTTCAACGTCAGCGGCAATTTGCGAGAAATTCAACGACATGATATTTCCTTTCAATTTTTACAGTTAAGATCGACTTGAAGGCCGTCGATAGAGCCTAGATACCCCTCAATGGGGTTACTCAATGTTTTGGCCGCGTCCGGTGCCGGATTGGTCGGTGGCTTGGTTAGCAAAGTTAATCCCGGCCTGCACGTCGTCCGCAGTGATTCTTGCTCCTGCAAACGGTTCATCGTCTGACACAACGTTTCCCTTGGCAGGCAAGCCGACATTGGGGGAGGTGATTGCCGAAATGGCGGGATGGACGAACAGGCCGACAACAGCAACGACAGCCCCACCAATCGTGACCAACTGATCGTCGGTGAGTGGGACGCTATAACCAAAGGCTTTCGCCACGACCAACAGTGCGGCCAAGAAGCCGCCAACCATGCTTCCGGTGATTTGGCCTGTCTTCCACGCATCAGGATTCGAGACACATTCACCCTTTCGAAACAAATTCCACAAGGCTGAAATTTTGTTCATGTCGCCCCCGCGTCGTATTGAGTCATATTGTGGGCGTCGATGATTTCGCAGATCAGTTGCGCATAGTTCGGCGCGGTCGCATACCCTGCCGCCGCAATTGCCTGCGCAAATTGGTCGCTGTTGGTCGTATTGAACGCAGCGGCATAACGTGGGTTCGCTTGCAAGAACTGCGCATGATCAATCACGCTCGCACCGAAATCCGGGTAAGCGCGAAAGGCATCGTCTTCTTCCACGGGGTTACCGTGAACCCACTCATGGGTTACTTCCGTGACGGTCGGTCCGGTCCAACTTGGATCGGCCTTGATGCCAAACAAGTTGTTCCCCGGTGGCGTCACTTTCAGCCATCCGGTTTCGACGGCAGACTGTGCGATGGAAAACCCGGCAGGCACTTGATATTGAGTCTGTGCAGATTGCGCGCCGGGGAGAAAGAGGCTGATGAAGTCAGATGGGTTCAATTTGGTCTGTCCTGTTTGCGATCTAGTTCGCGGTAGAACTGGCGGATTTCGTCTTGGATGATGTCAAGTTTCTTGAACATCGCATCGAACAAGACGCGCTGTTCCTCCGCTTTCTTGTCGACGTAAACTAAAGTTGCATGCTCAATCGCCACGTGCAATTTGAATTCGGCCAAGTCAATTGCGCTCTTTTGCGTAGCCTTTTCAACCGCAACCAACTTTGTCCAGAGCATGAAAGCCATCGGCGTAATGAATACGCCGATGACTACTTCCACGATTAAGCGTGTCGTTTCGAAGTCCATGTGCGTCCTTTAAAAAATGGGCACATGTAAGACTTAACCGTTATCCAGTTGTTCGATGGAAGACAAGGCGGAGGATTTGAACGTCCCCCAATCGCCAGCGAGTACATTCAGCGCATATGCCCAAGCCGCGCCTTGTGCGCCGGGAGTAGCGGACGGAACAACGCCGAAATTTGTGCCGGTCTCATATTCCGTGCCAGCAGTCCCCCCATAAGAACTGGCCGCTGTTGCCACCGCAGCCGCAAGGCGCGTCATGGCCTCATCGACCGCCCAAATGTTTTCGATCATCTGATTCGACATTGCGCCGAACGGGGTTGATCCATTAACGACGACAGAACTCATGATGTGATCCCTTGTGATTTAAGTAGCAGTTGAACCGCGAGATAAGTTTTGCCTTCTAAGGCAAGCTTGTTGGCTTGGCGCTGCAATGCCGAGCAATAGGACGCCTCAATAATTGGCGCATAAGATGCCTGCGGGACTGGTGGTGCAGTCGGATTGATGAACGTCGTTCCATTCCAGACCGAGCCGATGACGGCATTCAGTGGAGGCAGAAAGTTTCCACCGAAGGCCGGGACATCCACGAAGTTGATAACGGTGTTGGTCGAATCTATTTCGGCGGCGCGCATGATTACCACCAATAGACAATGCAACGTCCGTTGCCGCCAGCGCCAGAGGTGCCGTTTGCGTTGCCACCGCCACCACCACCCGGAAATCCGCCATTTCCACCACCACCACCACCGCCGCCGCCACAGGTCATAACGGTGACGGCGTTGGCTCCATTTGCGCCAGCAGCAGCGCCAGTGCCAAAGGTATAAGAACCGCTTGCACCGCCAGCTTGTCCGACATTCACATGACCGCCGCCGCCTGCTGGCCCAAAATATGAGCCGCCGCCCGTTCCGCCAGTCGCAGCACCGCCACCACCGCCGCCGCCCCATTCGGCACTGAAACCCGGTGCGACTCCACTTCCACCGCCAGCCCCAGCAAAGCTCATCGTATTGCCGAGATTGACGCCAGTACCCATATACGGCGCACCACCCGGCGCAGTAGCGCTACCGCCAACGCCGTTCGAACCCGCGCTCAAGCTTCCGCCACCACCGCCGCCAGATGAAGTAGTAGAGGTTCCTGCGAAGCCGCCACCGCCGCCGTAGGCGCTTGCAAATGAACCAAACGTGGTCGTACCGCCTTGATTGCCGCTTGCGCTGGAGCCTGTAACGGCAGCGCCGCCCGCGCCGATGGTCACGGCAACGCGGCCCACTTGCGCCACAAGATAAGCGGGAATGATGAGCCAGAATCGCCCCCCGCCACCACCGCCGCCCGCGCCAAGACCGCCGCCGTTGCTTGCTGCGCCACTGCCACCACCGCCAACGACATCAATCATGTAGTAGTTGGCTGTTGTTATTGCTGTGAAAACGCCTGATGTGGTGAAAGTGATCGACGGTTGATTCCAAACCGGCCCGAAAAAACTTTGCCCGATCAAGCCGGTATTCGGGATGTCCGAAATCGAAATGGTCGCGGTGGGGCTGGTGGGCTGTGTCGGTGTTGGCGGTACAGGGGGGTTCGACTGGAAAGACTTGTCGAAACTCATGATTAATACGCGCCACCGAACGCGGTAACGATCAAGGCCGTCGTCGTCGCCGTCGTGGTCACAGTGGTCGCCGCATAAAGCGCATAGGTCGACGGCAACACCAGATTGGTATATTGGTGAAAGGCGTTGAATGCGGGCGCGACGGTCGACGGAATGGTCGCGGTAACGACGATTTCATCGATCACCCATGCGGTCGTGCCGTCCCACAGCCAGATCAAGACAGTTTGCGCGGCGGTCGTGGCGGTGATCGCGCTGGATGCGCCCTGCACTTGAATGCGGTCAATGCGGATGCCGTTGGTGGAAACCGGGACCAGCGAGAAAATGTTTGCGCCAGCAAGCGAGGCTGTGACGGTCGGCGCACGTGTGGCGCAAGCGGTAACCGCAGTCAGATTGCAGGAATTTGCATACGGCGTGAGGGGGTAAATCGGTGCGGTATTTGCTGCCACATTGTTCTCCTTGGTTAAAGTCCTTGCGCGCTTTTGTAGCGCGAGTCATTGACGTACACAGTCCACGACGCGAAGCTGTTCCGCGTCGTCAGAAAGTAAATTGGCTGTCCACCGGGTTGCCCCGGCAAGACACTGGAAAGACCGGCCTGCACAATCGCGGCCATGGTGGCGATTTGGTTGGTATTGGTGCCGGTCGGAAGCGTGACGGCGGTTGAGGTCGAATCGATGCTGACGCCGGTAAGCGTGCCGCCAGTGATGTTCGGGGCGGTCAAATCCCAGTCCACAACGGTCAACCCACTGGGCAACGAGACCAGCGCGTTTAGCGCGGTGATGTCATTATTGACGCCACTTGCGGCAGCATTTGCATTGACGTTCGACGCGATGGCGTTCAAGTCGGTCATGACCTGACCACCATCCGCGACGTTCCCGTTCACAAGCTGAATCGGAAGCGGTAGAGATACGATTGGCATAGCTTGCGCCCATAAAAAAACCGCCCCGAAAGGCGGTTTGTTGGAGTGGAGATTTTCAGTAACTCAGGGTCTTGCAATAACCCAATCGATGCAGTTCGGGCAGTTCCTTTTGCAGGCGCTTGCCGATATCCGTGCGATAGCCTGGGCTGTTTGGAATGCTGATGCCGTCAATGACTTCATAGGCTTTTTTCGCGGACGCAGAGACCGTATTGCCGATGCCAGTAACGACCAGCAAATAATTTCCGGCCGAAACCCAGGTCGGCAAATCGATTACCTTGTTCCCGACCACATGCGCAGCCACCCCGGCCATGATTTCGCAAGGATGGATATGTTCGTTTTGATCGCAGTAGATCGGAATGCCCGTCAGATTTTCACGCGGGAGTTTGTTGTAGGGGAAGTCAGGCATCGTCACCACAACCCCGGTACAGACGCCTTTCTTGACTTGCAACGTATCGTACCCGCGCATCAAATCCAAAATCCATTCAACCGGATCACCCTCATGCAGTGACGTGATGATTTGGAAGTGGGGCCATCCAGGGCGCGCTGTGAACTCCAAGGGCCAAGGGTTGCCGTCTTTATCGATGATCACCGCGACATCGATATAACCGGTGTATCCGATGCTTTCCAGATAGGGCGAAATCGGCAGCAGCACTTTCTCTGCCAATTTTTCTTTATCGGTGTAATAAATCACCGTTCCCTGTTCGCCGGTATTGCAACCCAGGTCATCGTTCAGGTGCTTTTTGTGTTCGAAGTTGATGTTGAACTGCGACGACCAACCATGGGGGCCGAACCACCCGCCAACTGCCACTTCAATCCCTGGTTGAAATTCCTGAAGGATGAACGGACCGGCGAGAACCTTTTTCTTCTTCCAGCGACGGAGCATTTCAATCATGTCGCCCGAATGCTTGGAGACGTATGACAATGCCTTATCAGCATCACCGCTTGGCTTCGATACCCAGCGTTTCCCAGCGTTCTTTTCTACAAAACGAATCGCATCGTCGTATGACGTGAACGTCTTGTAATCCATGATCGGAACGCCCGCGTCCTTCCAGACTTTTTGACCAAGCGTGCGATTCAATTCCATTTCCGCACCCTTGACGTTCGGCCCGAAAATCGGACAACCGAGTTTGCGGAAGGGTTCGAGTTGCGACATATAGCGTGTGTTGTCTGCTGTGATAACCAGATCAGTCAACCCCACCCACTTTTGCCATTCCTTGACCTTTTCGATCAAGCCATCGCCGACCGGCAGACGTTCGCCGTTCTTACCGGGAGCGATGAACCAACGAACAGTGTGTCCGTGGGCTGCGCAACGCAAAGCGAAGTCGAGGAAATTACCCCCGACATCCAGCAACAAAATCCGCATGCAGACTCCTATTGCCCAATGGGCGGTTTCGGGATCATGTAGGGACCGAGACGATTGTAAAGATTGGCAGCACCCCACACGCCACCGGCAGTAGCCGGGTTAATGGCCGTACCGCCACCCAGGAGTCCATACGCGGCCATGCGTTCAGCAGTACCAGAAGATGGTGGCGGTTTCATGATGCGCTGCCCGATCCGAGCAAGATCGCCAAGATCGCCGCCCTCACCACGGGCCATGCGCGCCTTGCCAGCATCGTTCGCCGTCACGCGCCCCATGAGACCAGGGCCGGAAATATCCCCCGTATCCGATTTGGCGACAAGCGGTTCAATCGTCTTGCCTTTGGCGTATTGCATCTTGGCTTCTTTGTATGCGCCCACTTTATCGGCAGGGAGGGATTTCTCCTTGGCGTCTTGGAGCATGTCTTGCAGATCGCTCAAAGCGCTGCGCAGTTCGGTGTTTCCACCTGACGCACGAATCTGCCGACCCAGCATCGAATCGAAATTCTTGAAGGTCTCGCCATCGATAGAGCCGTTCTTGATCGCGCCCTTAATTTCTTTGGCGTAGTTGTTCACAATTCGACCAACATCTGCGGTTTGGTACTTCTTCACATCGCCAAGATAGCCATCGAGTTCGGATTTCGCGTCCGCGCCAAATTTGACGTTATGATCCATGCCGATATCGCCAATCAAGCCGCCAGACTTATCCATCGCGGCCTTGAACACATCCGGGGTCAAACGTTCTGCCTTGGAATCGCCGCCAATTTGCTTGATCAGCGCTTGATTGAAGGCGGTTTGGCGTGCGCCCTCTTTGGAGCCGGACAAGGGCACTTTTTCCAGCGCCTCGCCCATCATTTTCGCAATTTTGTTGTTGTAGATCATGTCCGGGCGAACGGGAATGCCATACGACTGGGCCTTCTGCGCCAACTTCACCGCTTCCGGGTCGGCCTTCACCGCCATCTTGATCTTTTCAGGGACTTCGGCAGCGGCCCTCAGAGCCGCATTACCGGTTTCCGCTGCCTTGTCTAGGCCGCGCACAACCGGACCCACCACGGGCGCTTTTGCGGCCTTGTCGACGCCTTTATCGACCAACGCAAGCCCTTTGTTCAGACCGGACCCAATGGCGTCGGCTGTTTGACCGGCTTTTGCGATTGCCGGATAGGCATAAGGCTTCATGTTTCGCAACGCACTTGCCGTTCCGGCGACTTCCGGCCCCAATGCAGGGATGCCACCGACAAAACCTTGGACCGCATCTGAACCCATCACATCGCCAAGCTTTTTCGTCAGGTTCTGGCCCATTTCGGTACGCGGGCGGTAGCTCAGTTCATCTTGAACCTTGTCACCGATCCCGGACCTTCCGCCAGTGAAGACATCGGCCCACGCGCCAAGCAATGTCCCCGCCGACCCGGTTGCCGCCGCGACCGGCGTTTCAACCAGCCCAATGGCGTCTTCTTTCTTCTTCAAAATCTGGTCATTCAGCGCATCGTGATACATGGAGAGACCGGATTGACCAGAATTTTCCTTGGCTTCTTCGGCCTTCTTCATGTACTCCGCTTGGCTCAGGCGCGGCGCGGATTTTTTTGCGGGCGTGTCATCAACTGGCTTCGCCGATGCCAAATCGAATTTACCCTTGGTCGGCGCGTCATCGACGGGCTGTGCGCTTGCAAGATCGAATGACATTACTTGATTTCCTCATACTGTGTGCCGTCCGGGCTGACATAGGCTTGATTGCCGTCTTTGTCTTTTCTCAAGACCCAGCCTTTTGCGTTGGTAGGTGGCGGTTTCGGCGTTGCGCCCGGTGTTGGATTGATTTTCTGTTGATTCATCCGATACTTGATTTCCTCAACCTTATCCGCTGAAGCCTTCTTGCCGTTCTCAATTTCTTGGAGAATCACCGGCAGAATTGACATGATCTTTTCAGGCGACATGTCTTCGTTGAGCAATGCTTTAGCGTCTTCCGCCGCGCCTGCATGCAATTGGGCAGCAGACAAAGCGCCGCCTTGCAACAGCTTTTCGTATTCCGTGCCGACTTGTTTTGCAGCGAGTGCGAACTGACCCAATGCCGGGTCTTGCACTTCGGTCTTGAGTTGGTTAATCGCCTTGTTCGTATGCAGCCAACCATTAGAAGCACCGGCAGGCATGTACTTCTTGAGCGTGTCGACATCCAATGCGATTTTCTTGCCACCGCGATCAATAGCGTCAGAAGTTGTGGTTTGTTTCGACAACGACGAAGCATCCGCTTTGTATTCGGCCTGAGACGTAACGATGGAGCCAGAACCCGCGCCGCCTTTTTCGCGGTCACCGAGACGATTCAATTCGTCGACATCCACTTCACCACGGCGATTTTTCGGAACCGTCTTACCGGCCAAGACCATTTCATCGTAGACCGCCGCGCCCGCATCGCTCAATTTCTTGCCTTGCGATGTTTCAGCGGCTTTGATGGCCGCACTTGCTTTCATGCGCGCAGTATCGGCGTTCTCTTGGACGGCAGTGGTGCGCAGGTCGCGGTTCCTGTTTTGGTTGTCCGCTGCTGATGCGCCAGTATCGGCACGTTCTTTTGCAGTACCTTCCGAGGCTTGGTTATGACGCTCTTGTTCCGCGATCTTGCGTCCGCGATCTTCAGCCAGCATGATTTGCGCTTGCTGCTTCGCCTCGTTGTTCAAATAAGGCGCGAGCATGCCCAACATTTCCGTTGCTTCTTCAGGATCGGTTACGCCACGCGACTTCAAAAATTTCGCAGCATCTTGAATCGACATCGAATTCGGGCGGGGCGTTTGCGGCGGCGCACTTGGCGGGGGCGGTAGGCCGGTCGGGCTGGCTTGAGGTTGCGGGATGTTCCCGCCGCCTCCCGCGCCGCCGCCACCAGTTGCACTGGCCCCGCCAGACAACGATTGGTAGGGAGGGATGCCAGTAAGGCGCGACAACTCACGTTGCAAGGCCGCACGATTGCCGGGGTCTTGTTCCGTCTTTAGTTCATTCTGAATAATCTGAATTTGCTGTTGGGTACGCTGCGCCTGCAATTGCGGCGGAATTTGCCAAGACGGGTTATTTCGATTTCCCGTCGGAATTTGCCCAGCGTTCACGATAGAAGGCGTTTGCGGCGGTTGTTGAGGCTGTTGCGGTGGCTGCTGTGGCGGTTGTTGCATTTGTTGCGACGGTTGCACCATCGGCACAGATGGTTGGCCCGGAGCCGGTGGGGGATTCGCGGGGGCAGAATCATCGGAGGTCGGCGCAGTCGGATTGACCATTGCAGCCATTTTGGGCGGCGGCGGGATCGTCAGTTGGCCGTCTTCACTGTTGTTCGCCAAAAAGTCCAAGAGGTCTTGCGATGCCTTCTTGTGACGATCCGCCTCAGCTTTGATTTGATCGACCTTCATCTTGTTCAAATCGCGCTGCAATTGCGCATCTTGAGCCGAAGTCATCCCATTTTGGAACGACGACAGACCCAACAGCCCATTCATGAAGTTAGCCATGCTTAATTCCCGCCATAGCCGAAGTCAGTGCCACCGCTGACGCCAATCGAGTTCACGTTTCCGCCGTTATAAGCGCCCGCATTGGTGCCGCCGTTCCATGTATTCCACAAGCTGGAAACGCCGTTGCCCAGGCTATTGCCGAGGCCGGAATTGCTGAAAGCCGAGCCGAGTTGGTTCATGTTGCTCATCATCTGGTTTTGATTCGCCATGTTTTGCGACCAGCCGACTTGCTGCGCACCGGACGCATAGTTGTTGTAACCCAGCGCGTTCGACATCAGTTGATTGTTTCCAGACAAATAGGCCGTCTGATCGCTGTTGTACCCGGTGATCGCGTTTTGCTGATTGCCGTAAATCGTCTGGTTGGCGTTGTATGGTTCTGCCCCGGCATTCTGATATGCGCCAGCGGCGGTGTTAGCCAGCCCCGTGGCAGAGTTGTAGGTATTGGCTAGACCTTGAGCACTCAAGTTTGCGTTGGTCGCCTGTGCGTTCAAATAACCGGTGTACTGTTGTTCTGCCGCGCCGGTCAGGTTCGCATAGTTTGAATTCTCTGCGGTCTGCAATCCAGACTGCGCTCCAGCGTAATTCGTGCCCTGGCCCAGCGCGGACGAATAGGCACCGGAGGCCGAAGACAAACCAGATTGTTCACGCGCAAGCTGCTGGTTGTTCCAGTTCAGTTGAAATTGTTGGTCTGCGTTGGCTTGGACTGATGCACCATAAGGCGTGTTCTCAATACCACGCGAATATTCCGCCGCGTTGGTCGCGTCATTCAATTGGCTCAGGTTGTTCGCATAAAGGGCGTTTTGCGGGTCGAAAGCGGACTGCAAAACCGAGTTCGCGGCGGAATTCAAGTTGTTTTCAGAGTTCGCCACGCTTCCATACTGGGAACCAAGTTGGTTTTGCAGGGTGGAATAGTTCTGGTTCGAGGACGTGCCCATGCCGTAGAGCGTGTTCGTGGCGTTCTGGACATTGCCGAAGTTCGCGTTGTAGTCGCTCTGCATTTGCGATGCGTTCGCGGCCATCTGATTGCCATAGCCCTGCAAAGTATTCGCGTCGGCAGTACCCAAACTGCCTGCTTGGTTGTAGGCATTTGCCGAATTTTCTGCGCCCTGCATCAACCCGCTGTTGTAGGGGTTGCTCATTTGGCTGTTGAACAAGCTGGTTGCGTACGGGCTGGTCAGCGCCTGATTTGCGTTCACCGAGTTCATGTAATTCGAATATTCGGTGTTGAAATTCGCATACATGCCAGCTTGATTCGTCGGCTGATAGACCTGGGGCGCACTACCCCCGCTGGTCCCGCCGCCGTTCCCGCTACCGGAACTGGAATTGAGAAAGTGACCTGCCACCGCGCTCACAAGTCCACCTACTGCTGCTGTCCACGGCATAGCGCTCCCTTTCGAATAAGGTCAAACATGATGTTCACGTTGGGTTTCCACTTTCTGAGGTCCGGCTGCACCTGCATTTCGCACAAGTACCTGTATCGCTCTGGATCGAAGGGAATGTCGGGCAATAAAAAAGACCACATTTCTGTGGCCTTCTTTTGATCCCATAAATCTTTGTATCGGTATCGTCTGCCGCGTGCGGCCCGGAATTTATCGAGCATTTCCCCGGAAATCCCGCCCATGCCTATCGCATGCAAACTGTCATTGATGTCGCAGACATCACGGTCGATCAGGATCGTCGGACAGTTCTGTCGCTCCAGCCATTCGGGGAACATGAACGCCCCGGTACATGAAATGCCGATGCGCTTTTTTGATTGGTATTCATCCACGTCCAACGGGTACATATACGAAAACGGATCGTGTATGCACAAGGTGTTGTCGGTAGTCAGGAAATTGGCAAGCCATGTACTCCCTGATCGAGGGAGACTCAACACCATGAATTCAATCATCGGTCTTCATGCAGATAATGAGGGTCATGCGGTCGTCGTTGCTGTTGTTGATCACTTCGTGTTCGACGTGATTATTGAAGTACCAGCACTCCCCGGTCTTCATCGAAACGAATTCGTCATCACATCGGTTCACGCAGCCCGGAAGGCTCAGCAGAGGCACATACAGCTTGCAGTTGTAGAAATCGGCGTGCCAACCACGGTCGACGTGAGGGTCGACCTTTCCGCCAGAAGGAATTTTGGTGATCAAGATGCCGCCCAAGTGGGTCGCGCCCATTTTCGCCATCAAACCCAATGCGATTTGCCGGATGCTCGGCAGTATTTCGATTGCCGGATACCAGATCGGGAAGTGTTCGTCGTTGAACTTCGAATAGTCCCCGCTTCGCTTGGCGTCCGTGTCGTCGTTGTAGCGCACCCAAATATCTGACATCTGCGTATGGGGGGAATTGCCATGCTTTCGCAAGGTTCTCTGATCCCATAAGTCCGGGTTTTGCAATATGGCGAGCGTGATCGGTTCGACGTTAATGCCGTCGCATATCTTGAGAAAGTTCTTCACATTCCAGAAGACCATGGGCCATAAGAAGTGCCGGGGTTGTAACCGGTATTGCCGGGGTTGATCGTGCCGCCCTGTGGGCTTCCCAAGGTGCTGGGTTGACCGGCAAAGGCACCGAGATTTCCCGCAGCGGGATTACCCGTCATGTTGACGGGGCCGCTCATCGTAGTGCGCGACGGATAGGGCGCACCGCCCATGCTTGCGGTAGAACCCAAGTTAGCCGAACCGCCGAAATTCCCGCCTTGCGGGCCACCATATCCACCCAAGCCCCCACCCGACGACATGCCGGGATAAGCGCTCATGCTCATCCCGTTACCGTTGAAACCGCCGCCCATATTCGAGCCGTAACCTGGGTAAGCGCCCCCCATGCCTTGCACACCATTCATGCCGCTTTGCTGGCCGTACATCGGCCCCTGAACAGGAAAGGAGCCGTTGAAGCCGCCTTGCTGGGAACCGACCATCGTTGTCTGGCCTTGGCCGTTCATGCCCTGCATGCCGTTATTGCGGCGATACCCGCCGTTCTGCCCACCGGGGCGCGCCACATTACCAAAACGTTGCGGCGTTTGCAGTTGTCCCGACTGTCCACCGCCAGACGGCACGAAGTTGGGGTTAGTACCGGGGCCGTTCAGTGATGGATTGCTGACGGGCATAGCGGTCGGGCCACCGTTGGCGACCGCGCTGCCCTGCGGCGTGCCGTTCCAAAAATTGCTTTCGCCCGCATTGGCCTTCGCCAACGCCGCCATGAAAGCAGGACTGGGTTGACCGCCACCCGACATGCCACTGATCGTTCCGTTCCCTGCATTCGAAGAATTGATACTGTTCATCAAAGGGGAAGCCAGCATCGAGCCGTACATAGATTTTCCTTAAGCGTTGGTGTAACCCAGTGTCTGCACACGCAGTTGCGTCTCTTTAACCGAGACGTTTTCAGCGGCAAGCACCAAAACAGAGAGAACCATTTTTTTGAAGACAACCGGGTTCACCCAAGGAATGGAGAACACTTGACTGTTTGTGATGCTGGAGCGCCATTGGAATTGCGCCCAGCGGTTCACGCCCCAAATTGGGTCCACGGCATACAACGAAATCGTCGCAGGGGACAGGGCGTTGTTCTTGTCGTCGTACATTGAAATGTAGTAACTGACGCCAAGACCGGCACCGCCCAATTCGATGGTCGACTCAACGACTGCGCTCATCGTCATCGGCGCACCAGCCATGCAGGTGCTGACAAGTTGGCAGAAATAATTGTTACCAAAATCCTGATACACGGTCTCGCCGGTCGGAACGACAGCGCTGGAAAAGATTTGGCCGTAGATGTTATTGTTGGCGAGATAAAAGTTATTTCCCGCCGCGCAAATCTGGTGATACTGAAACGTATGCGGCCCATTCCAGCGCTGGAAGATCAAGTCATACCAATATTCTTGAAACGTGACTTGCGTATCCCATATTTGCGCAGGACCATCGAAACCAACACGATAGATTCCATTGGCGAACGCAGCACTCATTCTTGATGGTGTGATCGCCGCATTGAATGCTGAAACGAGGTCTGGCGTGGGCGTATCGAAGTTTTGCAGGTACAAAACCTGACCCGAGAAATTAATGATGCGCGGACCATCTGTGGCGATGAAGATAATCCCAATGGGAGTTGCTTCGATGGTCAGCGGCGCAACACATCCGATATTTTGAGAAAGGCGATTCAACGAAAGGGTGTTTTCCGTAATATCGCCGGTAATACACCAAATCGAATCTTGTTTGAACACGCACAATGCTTGCAGTACTGCGCCCGACGTTTGCGATAGAGGAAGGCCCGCCGCGCCTGTTGATGGAGCCAGATCGGCGATGGTCAAGACGCCAGCAAAGTTCGTGTTGCTAATGGTAAGTGCGAGAGAGTCAGTGAAATAAACGGCATTGCCCACACCGAAATAAGCGCGACCGAAAAATTGCGCCACCCACTGGGGCGGCGTCGGCAAAGCGTTGGTCCCCGTGTTCCCTGCGCTCCACGTCGGGACGGTCGGCGTCGTGAGATTGAACCAACCGAAAAAATTTGGCGACGAAAAGCCCGGATGCGTCACGATGACGTAAATACCCAAGGCATCCATCGTCGGCGGCACCCAAGCACCTGTGGTGGGCTGAGTTACCGGCACGTTCGCCGCAGTCACCCCTTGGACAACATAGAACGTCTGCGTAGCTTCGTTCCAAACAAACGGTTCGTCATATCCGGGGAACCGTTGGGACGCGACCATGCCATAAATGATGTCCCCGGACTGGAACATGCACGAAATCGGTCCCGGAACGGTAAAAAGCGGCACGAAACTCTGCACCGGAACCACACCGGGCCGAGCAATCGCCGCGCCGCGATTATCCCGGTCGAAAATCAGGTTTTGCAACAACTGACACGCACCATTGAACGCCGACGATTGATCGAACGCATCGCTTGTGCCGGTCGGGAAAAAACTGACGGGGGTGGAATTGCGGATTGGCATTACCAAGAACCCTGCAACTTCGTCGGGCGCACTTTGCGCACCGACTTGAACGCACGCGGGTCTTTCTCCACGATGATGGCGCGATTTTCGCGGTCGTTCGACATCTGGATCAGGCGGCGGAACTTTTCATCGTTCTGCTGGAACATCATTTCTACTCGCGTATCGTCCGAAATCGACATCAGGTCTTCGGCGATCATCTTGACCAACAGAAGTTGATCTTGGAACCATGGCACGGTCTGCGAATTTTCCGGCGTCGGAATTTCGACGTTGTTGTCCATGTAACGGATGTTCAGCGTGAAAGCGAGCGACGGCGGCGGGTAGAGCAAGAGCGTGGGCGGCGTGGTGCCGATGTCCGTAGAGTAGTAATACGGGTAGTCAGTCAGGCCGGGGTTGGTGTTCAACTGGTCGTAGTCCTTCAACGCCAGTTGAATCAGCCAAAACACAGACCCATTGATGTTGTAGAACGCCTCCCGCATACGCAAATAATTCACCGGCAATTCATACGCGACTTGACCGGTGATGACATTGATTTCCGTCGTGCGACGAATGATGTCCATATCCTGTTCAAGCGCCAATTGAATCAGCCGCGCATTCATAAACTGCCCGGCCTGTTGGACCATGCCGGGAGTTTTGGCGATTTGCGTGGCGAGTGAAATCATCTGCGTTGCGGTCAGCATTACGCGGCCTCTTTTTCCAATGCGTCCAGGATTTCTTCGCCCTTCGAAACTTGCTCGGTCAGCTTCTTGAGTTGCACGACGCAGGTTTCATACTGGGCACGCTCAGCCGTACTGAGCTTGCGCCCTTGTTCGGCAAACTTGAGTTCTTCCAAGGCTTTGTGCGTGCGGTCCAGGGCGTCTTTTTGGTCCTGCAACGCGCCCCTGACGGCGGGAATTTTCATGCGTTTGGTATTCTGCTTCGCCATGGCTTCGAAGATTTTGTCGAACTCGGCTTCGATGCCTTTTTGATCCAGTTCCTTGGCAAAATTGCCGGTCACGGTCAGGGCCATGCCTTCGCCGATTTGGATCGAGGCATTGAACAGGTATTGCTTTTCGTTTTGATCCACGATCAGTTCCTTCCGCTGAGGTGCTGGGCTTTGCGTTGGCGACCTTGTTCAGGCTCATGCAGGGACGCCTCATGCGACCAGCAGCGGCGCATGACTTCTTCCAAGGCCCACTTGGTGTTGTTGTCGACCGATACCGTCTGGCCGTGCTTATAAGCCTTCCCCGCGAGGTGAATGGCCCTACCAGCAGCCGGGGGCAGATTGATCACCAGAGACCCCGCAATCCGCTCCTCAAGCTCAGCCTTGTCTTTGTCGGCCTTGTCGCGGCGGGCGATTTCTTCCCGCAACTGTTCGAGTTCTTCACGGTCGGCGCTGTCGAGCAATTCCGCCGTTTTGTGATCGGTAATACCTTCGGGTTCCGTGACCGGATGCGATTTGTCTTTCATGACTTACCCTTCATAAAAAAAGGGGGCCGAAGCCCCCTATGATTAGCTCAATGCGCCGTTGGTGATCAGGTTCGAATAGTTCGAGCCGGATTCGAAACGGAGGAAGAACGCTTGATTCAAGATCATGGTTCCGTAGAAAATCTTCCACGAAATCACGCGCAGCTGGTTGTGCGGATCGGACTTGTCCGCTTTGTTCAGGTATTCGAACTGCGCGCTGTCCAACGTGACTTGCCCATAGGCGTTTTTGCCGATGAAGAAGGCCGGATAGACGGTCACGCCGGTAGCCGGTGCAGCCGGGGCCACCAACGACGGGGTTGCGCTGGTTTGCAGCGATGCGACAGTCGGGCCAGGACCGCTCAGGAGGACGGTTTGAGAACCGGCCAGTTGGGTGGCATAACCTGCGAACGCGCCCACGGTCGGACCCGAAGCGCAGAGCGCCAGAGTCGACGGGGTGGTGCCAGCAGCAGCGGACAGATAGCAGTTGAACGTGTATCCGGTGACGGTCGGCGCAGGCAAGGTAACCGACATGCCTTGGCCGGAAGTCATCGAGATATTGCCGCTGCTTTGGTGGACGATACGTTCGTAACCGAAGATCGGGTCGGTTTCCGTCACGAACAGTTGATAGTTCGCGGTGGTGAACGTGCCGACGCCCGAAGACGTGCCGGTGACCAGCGCAGCGCCCGTGTACCACGGCGTCATGTTGGTCGAGGTGAAGCGCACACCGCCCCAAACGCCGACTTCCATGTTGTACAGCACATCGATGTCGCTGTAGCTCCATGCGTTTGCCATGACGGTATTCGAACGCAGGTCCATTTCGACCAACGGATGAATCACGCCGACATAGTGTGGCTTGTTCTTGCCGCCGCCACGGATTTTGTCGAGTTCTTCCTTCGTGTCTTCGAAATCAGGAGCGCCGTATTTCGGTGCGCCAGCGGTGTTCAGCGAACCCACCGCCTTGTTGATTTCGGTGACGCCCAACACGTCAGTCGACAGCAGCGCAGCGCGGTTGGCCTTGCTGTTGGCATAGCCGATGTTGGTGCCGGACATCAAGGCGTTTTGCGTATTGCGTTCCAGCGTTTCGGCCAGTTGCAATGCGGTCAGGCGCATGGCTTCCTTGAACAAGTTGTGTTCAATGGTCAGCATGTCCACGTCGGTGATGTAGATCGAATCGCCCCATTGTTGGGCGGTTGCGACCTGTTGGCTGATCGGCATGATTTCGCCGACGCTCGGCACGCCTTCAGCGAGTGGCGCACCCGGCAGATTGACACGCGAATAGCGGGTCGCGGTGTAGCTCGTACCGCGATTTTTCGGCAGCGTCAGTGGCGTGCCGAATTGGAAGGCGACCAGTTGGCGCTGTGCCAGCGGGAGGGTCTTCTTTTGGATGTAATTGGAAATGTCCGCGCTAAAACTAGCGGACTTATTTACGTTTGCCATTTTTTAGGACTCCAAGTAAAAGACCGCCCTACATGGACGGTCTATAAGATGAGGTCTTTGAGTCGGTCGAATTCCGTACTCTCGGACCGCTGTGCTGCCACATTCGATTTCGTGGGGACAGGTTTTCCCTTAGCGGCGGTGACGCGCTGTGCGGCCTCACGTTTCACTGCCGGTGCTTTTGCAGCACCATCGAGCGCGGCTTTCCGTGCGTCCATCCCCATTAGGCGGATAAGAACGTCTTCGCGGCGCGGGTTGAAGCCATTGCGGCGAGCTTCAGCAAGCGTGCGTTCAACGCGTTCGATGTATGCCGCTTCTGCGGTATTTTTGGAAACTTGAAACAAGAACTCAGACTTGTCGGCCATGTCCGCGTTTTGGAACTGGACTTGACGGATAGTGCTATCGGCCTGACGCTGCCACCGTTCCAGCGGCGTCAACTCTTCTTCTTCAGCGCTGCGTTGTTGGTATTGCTGCTGTTGCATCCGCTGGATGCGTTCAGTCTCCAACTGCTGTTCTAAGAGTTGCGCACGTTGTTCAGCCAACTTTTTTTCGTTGGCGAGGTTTTGAATGCGGAGTTGTGCCCGCGTTACGGGCTTGTCCGGTTCATCGATGTGGGCATCGTCTTCGGGCTTCGTTTCCGCTTCGGCTTCGTCGGCCTCTTCTTCAGCGGGTTCGGCCTCTTCGGCTGGCGCTGCTTCAGTTTCCGGCTCATCTTCTGCGGGGTACGCGTCACTATCATCGGTCGGCGTGTTCAATGCGTTATTCAGTGCATCTGCGTCTTCGTTTTCCATGTTTCATCCTGTCAGTGAATTTACGATCACCATTTCGAAGTTGGTCATTACGTGACCGGTCGAATGTGGCCGCTTACGGAGGCCAGTCGAAAAAAAAGAGCCTTTCGGCTCTCCCTAATGCGTGAAGCTAAAACTTATTACGTGGACGAACCCTTGATCACCACGAAGTTGATGATCGGCGCGCCCGTATCGGCGGTAGCCGTGTTCATGTTCTGTGCGGTGATGTTGAACGTCCCGGCAGTAACGGCAGTTACGAAGAACTGCGACGTTGCCGTCGTGGGGCCGGACTGCACCGACAAAATGATCACGTCATGCAGACCAACGAAGCTGTTGGTGACTGTGAAGGTTGCAGCGGTAGACGCGGCCAGCGACGTACCTTGACCAGTGATTTGGCCGGTCAGGGCATTGATGGTCACGCCGGTCGAACGGCTGGTGAGTTGCGAAACCGTCGAACCGACGCCGGAACCGGAGACATAACCCAATCCCGTGCCCGTCGCCCCGTTCAGTTGCTGTACAACGTTGTACAGGTCGATCATGGTTTGCGTGTTGTCCGCAGGCCGAATGCTGGCATTCTGGTATGTTGCGGGAAGAGTTACAGGCATGATTGCTCCTTGAGAATTAATAGATGATTACTGCTATACCAATGCCACCGGCACCATTGCCACCACCACCACCGCCGCCAAAATTTGCGCCGCTGCCGCCTGCCGTGGACGGATTACCATTGCCACCACCACCACCGCCGCCTGGACCAGTGGACTGCCACCCCGAAATCATATGCATAGCGCCATTGCCGCCAGTGGGATGCGTGCTGGTTGAAAACCCACCACCACCACCACCACCGTCTGTGCCGTTTGTCGCGGCAGCGGAGTTTGTCGCGCCCGCGCCGCCCGCGCCGCTTACCGGCCCCGTGCCACCAGCACCACCATGAGTTGAGATACCGACAGCGCCAGCAGTGCTCGTTAGGCCATCTGCACCGCCACCACCACCGGCACCCGTATTTCCTGGCGTTGCCGAATTGCCGCCGTTTTGGCCTGCGCCATCCGGCCCCGCAGCGCCGCCACCGCCGCTTGCGTTGTTGACGCCCGATGCCGTACCAGCATTACCGCCGCTGTAGACAATCTGCCCAAATCCTGAAGCCGCTTGCCCGCCAAGCGTGCCTGAGCCAGATGGAGCCAAGACGCCAGCCGCACTAGATGTTGGTGCTGCGTTTGCCGAAAGATTGATCCAGCTAGAAGCACCACCGTTAACGGCATCCACGTTGATGTAGACCGTGGCTCCGGGCGTGACGGATACATTCGTTGAAATGGCGCATGCGCCAGCACCACCGCCCACCGATGGGCTAGACGAAGCGCCATTCGCACCAGAACCAATGACGGCGATGGTATAGAGCGTATTGACACCGGCAGGCACAACAAACGTGTGATTGCCAGCAGTCATGTAAATAAAGTTACCGTCCGAAGCATTGCCAGAGGCCGCGATGATCTTTCGACCATGCGGCCTTGCGAAACCGCCACGCGTTGCCATTAAATGCCTTCACCCACCGTCAGATAAATCGTGGGTGTACCCGACGAAATTGCGCCCATGTTCGACGCACCGGCAGGCGGGGTGAATGACTGCGTAGTATTGCCAAGGACGCAGATGCCATTCGTCGGCGTGGAACTCGTTGGCACTACCACCGTTACCGGGTTGGGGTCGAATTGAATGAATGCCGCAGTTGAACCAAGCACCGTCACCAGCACCTGCTTTTGCGGCACGAACGGCAGGTTTTGGCTGGTGTTCGCAACCAAGGTCATTGCGTATGAGTTATTGCCCAATTCGGGGCAAAACGTGCCGATATACATATCCGCTTGCTGTTGAATCATGATTAGCCTCTCATGCCCGCTTGGGGGTCTTGCATTTGGTCAGGATGGACAGCGCCAGGAGGTTGTTGCGGCCCCTTCGGTCCGGCTGGCATCGCGCCTGGGCGAGGTGTGCCAGCGACCCCGGGTCCAGCGCCCCCCGGCACGCCCTGTTGCCCACCACCGCCGCCCTGTTGTTGCTGCATTTTTCGCTGGATCGCCTGAATGTGGTCCTGAATGTGACGACGGAAGATGCCGGTCGGATCGCCCGTACTCTGCGCGCCCTGCTGATGTACTTCGATGTGTTCAACGTCGTTATCGAGCGGCGATACATGCACCGGCATGTTGTTCGCCAAGATTTCGTTTTCGATGGTCGGCGGGATCGAAATATGGCTGCGCTCATCGATCAGGATGTTTTGCGCCATCGTCGGACCGCAGACCGATTCATTCAAGAAGTCGATCAGCGGGCCAAGGTCCAGCCTGCGACCGTTCAAGACATTCGGCGGCAGACCACGGAGAACGTTCATCCACGCGATCAACTGCTGATTGTTTTGCGCACTCATGGACTTATCGGCACCGAGCCACTTGAACCAGTAGCGATGTCCGACTTGTTGTGGGGGGATTTTTTCGATAGTGCTTTGCACGCCGTGTTCGCCATCGATCAACACGGCAAGTTCTTCATCACGGAACTGTAGGTCCAGGTCGTAGAACCATTCCATGATGTTGTTCATAATGCCCAATTCGAAACGCTTCACCACGTCACCAATGGTCGCCATGGCTTCGGCAGATTGTTGGCCGATGGCTTGGGCATTCTTCCGACCGGCAGGCGCTTTGCCTAACATGGTTTCGTTCACCTCCATCGACTCCATGATTTGCGACTTGATGGCCTGCTTGATCGTCAAGGCATGTTCATAGAGCGGCGGGAATTCGATGACCTTCGTGTCGTTTGGGTTGGTCGACCACACTGCCGCCATCGCCATAATCATGGTCGAATATTGCGGGTTCTTGAGCGGGTCGGTCATCACGATAGGCATCAGCGAATACATCGCCGAATCCATGCCCATGTTGGTGATGTCGTTCAATTCGTATTGCAACGGTGCGACGGTCTTGACCTTCGAGCGCCCCCAAAACGATCCCGACACACGATCCATCGGCTCGGAAATGATGGGGATTTTCTGCGACCAATAAGGGTTGGCGATGATCCCCAGCACATTGTATTGACCACCGAGATACACCACGCACGGCTTCTTTTCACCTTCGATTTTCAACTGCGTGAAAACCATATAGATCAAGGCGAATTTCTGACCGGCCTTCATCTTGATACCGGCTTCGATGGTCCGCTTCTTGTCAGCCCACACGACGCGATCTTCTTCGGCATCCTTGGTCAGCTTATCCACCGCCGATTTCAAGAACAGCCCTTCTTTGACCATATCGTCAATGGTATCCATCGTCAGTCGCTGGGCGACCGCGACGATTTCCATTTCCTGAATGTCGTTGTTTGTGGCCGGAAAAACCCATAGATCGGTTGCCGGAAGAATCCTGACATCCGGGCCTTCGTCGATGATGGTTTCTTCTTCAACATCCGAGTAGTCTTCGTCCGTCCCTTCGACAGTCTTCTTGACCTTGCGCGTGATCTTGCGTTCGCTGCGCTTCCAAGACAGCATCACCGTCCATTGACCTTCGATGTCCCCGTTCAGGAACAAGGCGGAGGCGACGGAACGCAGGTTGGTATCTTTGATATAGCGCTGAAGCACGGACAGCGTGGCTTGCGGGATGTCCCCCTGTTCCGAAATCACTTCCAGATTGTTCCCCACGTTGGGGAAGGTCATGCCGGTAAAGCGCTTGCGACGGGCTTCTACCGCGTCATGCACAATCGGTTCATAGATTTCGGAATCGCCGTCGTACTGTTGGTAATCACCGAGCGCGCAGTTATAGATATCCCAGCACTCTTCGATGACATCGTTTTGTTCCTTCTTTTCTTCGCGAAAGCCGGTCAGGATTTGGTCGTACAACTTGACGCATTTCTCCTGTAGCGACTTATCGTTCGCAAAATTCTTGATCTTTTCAGTCATTATTTACGCCGAGTCGTCGGAGGCTTTTTCGCAACGACCGATTGCATTTCTTTGACTTTGGATGCCGCCATTTTTTGGGCAGCAGCCATGCGCTTGCGGTCTGCTTCGATTTCTTTCGCACGCGTCAAAGTCCGCAAATCTTCTTCTGCGCGCCACTTGGCTTCATCCATCATAGAAATCACCCCGAGAGTTTTTGAGACCATATTCTTTGTACCTTTTCGGTGGCCGCGAAGTCACATAGCTGATGCCAGATTGGGTCGTCGCATAGTGGGCTTCTTTGGTTTTTCCGTACTGAAGATAGGGAATGGCCCGAACCAAATACCGCATGCAATCCATCAAGTGGTCATTCTTCTTGACCACCTTCCCGGTATCGTCGCGGTGATACAGCGCCAATTCTTTTTTCAGGTTCACAAGCGTCGT